AACACCACCGCTAGATGCTTCGTTTTTAGCACATAAGGTAAGCTCAGTAACAACCTGACGCTTAGTAGCATCACCTGTTTTAGCCATCTCAGTGTTTTTAGTGCCACGTAGAACGCCAACTTCCCACATATCGCTTTGTAGGATGTAAACGTCACTACCACGACACTCACGGCTTGGAGTAAATTCAACAGTACCCCACGGAGTTACATAAACGTCTACAGAGTTGTAAACAGTTTCTTTAGCAGCATCAATGTTACGTCTGCTGTTACCACCGCCCTCAAAACCAAGAGCAATGTTCATGTTAGTTGGCGAAAGGTATACACGATCTGGGTTACCACCAGAAGTCCATACTTTTTGCATAACATCATCAAACAAATCCTGAGTAAACGCACGCGTAGGATCGCTGTCAGTACGTGCTGTAGAGCCAGCTGCATTGCTTGCATCAACTACGGGGTCAGCACCAGCTGTAGTGGCAGCACCACTGTTAAAGTTAGTGTTAGTGTTAACCCAAGCGCCTAGACCTGCTAACTTACGTGCAGTAGTAGAATCACCACCTACATATGCTTGGTTAGCAAATAGAGCTTTTTCAATGTCTAACTTTTGCTCGCGTGCAATTTTAAGCGTTTGGTACGCCATTTCCTTTTGGCGGCCTGCTTTAGATAGACCTTGATCAGTGTCTGCAATAACAACAGCGTTTTTGAAGATTTGAGTGCGGTTGTTTAAGCGAGTTGTTGCTGTCGCTGCTTCAAACGAAGTCTCGTCACCTTCAACGTGCGCGTTAACGCCTGATGAACGTAGAGTATCAGTTTGCCACTCAACTAAAGTGTTTTTAGCTTTAGTCTTTTTACAAGCTGAGTACAGGGGGGTATCATCGGGAGTAATAGAATAAATAACGTCAGATAAGTCTTCCTTAATACCATTAATGGAATATGAGTCGTACGTGTTTGTTACTTGTGTCATGATTATTTCCTCAAGATTCTAAGATTAAAGCCAGTGCGTCTTCAACGCTGCCTGACTTGGATAAGTTTTGTCGCATTTTCTTTTTTACTTGAGAGCTATTATTGCCTTTTTTCGCTCCTGCCTTCACTGGGCGCTTTTTGCGCTTTGCAGGGCTGGCTTTTTCAACAGCAGCATCTTTGCCTGACATTAACTCTTGATACTTGATAGCGTCATGTAACACACGTATAGCCCTGTGATCCATAACCTGAGCGATTTCATCTGCTTCGTAACCGTACATTTGTGTACCAGAAGTAATCAATTTATCCTTGATTTGTGTAGCTTTATTCTGGTCTGCAAATTCAGGTAATACCTTCTGCAGGTTCATCATCTCTTGCTGCAAATATGCTTGCTGCGCTGCTTGCTCGGCTTGAGTTTGCTGTTGTGCTACTTGCTCCATTTGTTGCATCTGCATTGCATAACCTTGCAGTTGCTCGTCATATTTCAGCTTAGCATCCATATAACCAATTGGGTCAGTTTCAAACAGTTCTCTTGCTGGCTCGACAGGCGGCTGAGCTAAAGTGCCTTGCTGTGCTTGCTGGTAGAGCTGTGCAATATTTTGTCTCTCTTGTAATAAGGCAGAATAAACGGCTTCAGCTTCTTTTCTAGCTGTAGCTGCTTCTTGCATACCTTTTTGGACATACTTTTGACCACTATAACCTTGCTTGAGTTCATCAAGGGTAACAACCTCAGTCTTGCCGTCTATTTTGACGGTGATGGGCTGTGCTTGATTACCAGCTTGTTCAGTATCTTCTGTGTCCTCATCATCTTCAGATTCATCATCGTCAGATTCTTCTGATTCATCGACATCTTCATCGTCTTCATCAGTTTCAATTTCAGCCTCTACTTCCTCTTCAACCTCTTCATCCTGCTCCAGAGCTGCCTCTTCTTCTAAGGTTTCTTCTTCAGGTTGTTCAGTTTCTTCAGTTAGTAAAATGCTATCAACTGCACCTTCTATAGAGGTGTCTGGTCTTAAAGTTTCAGTCGTTTCCACGGTGCTGTTCCTTTTTCTTTCTTATCGTAGATTGCCTCGTCTGCAAAAACAGTGTTGAAGTAACCTTCGATGTGGTTTAGCGCACGTACAATATCATGCGCTTCTTTAATGGCATCCATTGATGCCTCATTACTCAGGAAAACACTGGTCTGTTGTTCCCGAATATTCTCTAAGACTTCCTTAAAGGTTTCGTCTTTATAAATCTCTCTGGCTCGGTTAGCCTTTTCTTTTATGTTCAAAATCTACCGCCAGTTACAGCATCTACTGGAGCTTGCTGTGGGTATCTAGGCGCTGCCTGATCTGCCTTAACTTGTGCAACGTCTACGCTAGTACCGTACTGCCCTAGTATTTTAGCTGCATCAACTAATAGGTCTTGATCCATCTGGTCGCGCGCTCTATCGTCTTTAGCAATAGCCTCTTGAGCATCAATCTGTAGCTTAGCCATATCAGTCTGAGCCTTAGTTTGTGCCTTCATCTGCTCTGCCTGTAAGTACGCTTCTTGCTGCGTCATTTGTGGCTCTTGCTGCTGTTGTTGCTGCTGCTGCATGATCTGGGCTTCTGTTTGCTCATCCATAGGATTAAAGTAACGATTAGAGTTAGGCAACCCATTCATGGCTAGCATATCACCCAGTGTGTTTCTAATTTGAGTCAAGCCAACAATACCGTTTTGTAACCCATAGCCCTGAAGAATCTGCATCTGCATCTGTAGCGTTTGCTGCAATGCTGCCTGCTTTTGTTCTTCCTGACCTGTGCCTAAGCCAACATTGACTTTGACATCCATTTTCTTGTCCCAGCTGCGCGGGTCGATAGGCTCATACTGACCACCTGTTACACGCATTACAGTGGCTTCCTCGCAGTTTTCAATCACTAGCTTGAGCATTAGCTTAAATAGCTGGCTAACACCGCCCTGAGCTAAATTACGAGCCATAATCTCTATCTGGCTTGCAGCACCCTGCATGGTTGCCATTACAGCAGTAGCTGTCTTAGCTTGTAGCGCATCAGGATTAAGACCCAGACTAGCTTTTGATACGCCAACCTTGTTCTCAATCTCTTGGTCATAATACTGGATAGCAGACAATGTTTGACCTGCAACAAAGGGTACAGCTAAAGGCTGTATAGCCCCTGCTTGCTTCACCCTTACTACACCACCAATCTCATTGTTAAGCACATCGTCAATATTAACTGCGCCATCCAAAATCTCTGTTCTAGGGTTGTTAGTTAATGCGATATTGTCTAATACGCCTCTTAACAACGCTGTAGCGCTATCTTGATCGTTCATGATGAGGTCAGCAATACTAGTGCCGTAGAACGTATGTGGCTCTGGCTCTACTTCAAACACTGCAAATGGCAGGTGTCCGTACTGCTCAATATCTAACACTTCGTAGCTGTCACCACCTAACACTAAACGGTGTAGTTGCGGAATACCTACGCCCTCAATATCCATTTTAATGTATAGTTCAGTGACCATTACTTTACGCATACTAAGGTCTTGTTCATCATCACCGAAGGTATCAACGTAACCAGTACGCTCAAAATCCTCTAAATCAGCAAATGAGCCACTGTCATCCATGTTGCCTAGCTCTACTACATCTTCAAAATCAAAGCCCATCTCAACTAGGTCGCCAACACGCATATCTGTTCTGTGGCATACCGCATAGGCATCATCAATACTACGCGCAGATGCATCTACATAAAACTCTTCAGGTGGTACGCTCTCAATCTTGAGATCGCCCATCTCACTAGTCTTCATAACTTTTAGATCGTGGCGTGGCGCTTCAACTTCCATGCCCATTTGATCTATTTCCATCTCATACGTAGTTGTATGCTCTACTACCTCAATGCCATCGTCATTAACAATAGCAGTAAATTCCATATCGTTTAGGTTGTTAAAGGTGTAGATTTCACCCTCTTCTGTAGTGTCGTAATACGCCTTAACTATGCCTGTTTTCTTCAACATGGCATCGTGAATAGCATCCGCTAGCACTGTATAGCCGTTTAGCTCTTCAAACTTGTAGTTAACGTATTTAGTCGCTTGCTCAGCAAAACGTATCTGATCTGGCTTGTTAGGAACAAACTCAACAGCACGGTCTGACTGCAAGAATACACGCATCAGGCTAGGCTTCATGCTGCGAATAGAATCACGCACTTTAGTAGCTACAACAGTAGATCGACCCTCTTCCTCGCCAATATCTACCTCGCCTTCATAATAGCGCTGCGCCTTGATTCTTGATGGAGCAATTTCAGACTCTACGAAACTAACGCAGTTCTCTACTGCTGACTGAGCAATAGACTGGATATCTTGTTCTGTTAACGGCTTAGCTTCCATCTTCTATTCCTGTGTGGTTTCTGGCGCTTGCTCTCTACCAGTTATTGTAGCAGCTCTGCGTATCATCGTGATTAAAAAGTTACGCTTAGGCTCTGTCAACTGTTGCCCTTTCTGCACTTCGTTAATATATCTTAACGCAGCTTCTGCGTCTTTGCCTCGCACGTTGGTTAAAAAGCCAGCTAATTCTTCCAATATTCCTGACCGCCTTAATGCATCTGCTTCTTGTGTAGCGCCTGTTAGCTGCTGTATTGCGCGCTTAGCTACATCGAGTGTTTCTCCACGCATTGCTGACCTTACAATACCGCCACTAATAACATCATCAATTTCTTTCATTACTTCTTTTCTGATTTGCGTTTTTGAATTGTCAGCGACTCTGGCTAAAAGCTCAAGCTGTTTGCGTATAACACCAAGTTTTGGCAACAATTGTTGATAATTTTGCTCGCCAATAATCATTTTCATTTTCTTTATGTTATTACCACTTGTGAGTTCACGCAATAACTTTAAGCCTTCCCCAATGCTAGCGTCTCCACCCGACATAATTCCTGACTTTACATTGCCAAGCATATCGTCAATTTCCATGCGTAGGGATGTTCTCATGGCTTGCATTGTTGTTTCGTCTGCATTTCTAGTTGCTTTCAATACATCTTCAACTTTCGTGCCTTGACGCAACAAACTGCCACTTGCAAATAAAGCCTGATTTGTCAGTATATTTTCCTGCCCTAGCTTTAAAGCACGCGAATATGACGGCACTGCTTCTACTGCTGCATCGCGCAATCTTCTAGCCATTTCATCAAGGGCTTGCCCCTCTGGCAACAACTGACCTCTTGGATTTACTGCCCCGCGAGCTTCTTTTTGCAATGCCTCTTTAACATAATTAATTTGCTTTAGGTTAAACATCTCATCAAAACTGATCTTTCCGTCATCAGCTATTTTTATCATAATTTGTTGATTTGTTTCTCCATCTAATCGCATTTGCCTATTAGCAGCGTCAACTCCCCTCTTGAACAAAACTGGGTCAATGTCAGCTAACTCATTCATCATATTTTCAAGGTTGCGACCTGTTTGTGACGCATAATCTATTGGCGTACCGTAAGCCTCGTCATATGCCTCTCGCCTTTGTGGTGCAGTACGAGCAGAAGCCTGCTCCATAGCTGTTTGCTTGCCTACAGGCGCAGTACCTAGCGTCTCATCCATGATTTCGCCTAACTGACCTGACGACTGATCTGCGCGCTTCTCAACAGTCTGTCTAGCCACTACTCCAGCTCTGTCACCTGATTGTGAAACTGCGTCTAACAGTTGCGCTATTGACACATCAGCGTCTGCAATCATGCCTTGATCGCCTGCTTTTTTGATATTTGCAACCGCTTCCTCTATCGTGCTGCCAGTCCGTATATTATTCATAATTATTGCAGCGGTAGGAAAGCTAACGCCTAGCTTTTCAGCTACCTTCTTCGCGCCCTCATTCATTGCGCGTTTGTCTAACACGCCTTGCACTGTTCCACCTAAAAACGAAAGAGGTATGCCTAATGCAGCGCCCCATAAGCACCTGTTTTTGCGCCAGCTATTCTACTTGGGTCAGTTAAACCGCCTGTACCACTGCCGTAACCTGATAAGCCGCCTTCTACTGTGCTTGCCACAGACCCCGCTGATCCAATTTTTAAACCTGTGGATAGTGGCGTGCTGCCTCGCAATATAGGCAATCTACTTGCACCATAAATGCCTGTAGCAATACCAGCTGCACGACCTAAACCTGCTGGCACTGGTGCTGTTTCATCTACACCTTGCTGCACATCTCTGATTGTTTGTGCGTCTGCGCCTACAGGTAGCGCCCCTAAAGCCTCATCTACATACTGACCTGAATAAGGTATCTTCCCTAGCGTGTTTAAAACGCCAGAGGTAAATGGGTTTTCTGAGACTAAAGCAGCGCGCCTGTTACGCTGCATCTGCTCACTAATAATAGGTATAATTTTTTCTTTATCACTAGTTATGACTTGACCGTCTTTGATCAATTGTAGTGCGCCAGATTTATCGCCAATGACTACGCTGCCGTCAGATAACGCAATATTTGTGCCACCGCCCTCTATAGCCTGCTCAGGTGGTGGAGTCACAATAGGCTCTTGCGATGCCTGCTGTTGTGCATACTCGTACGCCTGTATATCTGTTAAGTCAACAGGTGAGCTTACGTCATATGTCGAATCGCCAATAGTAACTTCATAAGTTGGCATGTTATGAGCCATCCTTCTTCTTAACAGTTACGCCTGCTGGTAGCTTACCTTGACTCTCGACCAATCCTACACCTGCGCCTGCTTGAAACTTGAGACCCTGTATAGCGTCACCTCTCGCTCTGCGTTTTTCTGCAATAGTTTCTGGCTTGTCGCCTACTTGTGGAAAGTATTTCTTGTCTTCTTTTTCAAATTCAGCAACACTAATTGCTGCACCAGATTCTTTACGTAGCACCGCTGATATAAAGTTTGCCTTCAATGCTGAGTACACCTGATACTCAGGGCTTTGCAATATATTGCCAATGAAAGGTACTTCGCCTAGAATCGCCTGACCTACCTGCGTACCTTGCGACTCAAAAGGGGTAAGCCTATTTTCTGCATTTAATGCGCGATTGTAGAAGTTAGTTGACGCGCCTTGTGATTCTGTCAAATCGGGCATATTAAACACAGTATCGCCACCGCCAATTTGAGTGATTTTCTGCGAGCCTTCATCGTAGTTATAGACTTTTTCAGAGTCGTATGCTGGCGGCAACCCTTGCTCTGCTAGTTTCGCATTTAACTGTGCGCCTGAAATCTGTGTAAAGGATGTCGTTGGCTTTAGCTGCTGTTGCAGGTAAGCAGAATAAATTGCTGTAGCGTTCTCTGGGCTAGCTTCAATCATGTCAGCTAAATCACTACGACCAGATGCGCGTAATTGTTCTGCTGTCTTGTTGCCTCGATCTATAGCGCGCTGCTCTTTTGCCATAGTCTCATAGCGAGAAGATACATTCGGGTCTGGATTGAGGCGCATAGTATTAAAGGCAGCTGCTAGTTGCGCCCTGTAAACTGGGTCTTTTAGCTTAGTACCCATACGCTGCATAAAGCTAGGCTTTGGCTGCTCAGCAGCCTGTACAGGTGGTAAAGCAGATGATTGTACGCTTCTCTCTTCGATAGGCGCAGGGGCTTGATACGTAGGCAGACTGTTCATCTGCTCATTCATTTTTGCTAGTTCTTCCTGCATACGTCTAGTATTTAGAAGGTCTAATTCAGAACCACCCATTTGAAACAAACCACTCATTGTCAGCCCCTTATCTCATTCGTGCTGCTTGTTCTAACAGCTCCATTAATCCCATGTTTTGCGTTGCACTGCCATATGGATTAGCTTGCTGCATAGGCATACCCTGTTGCATTCCTTGCTGTATAGGCAGTCCTTGAGGCATTCCTTGCTGCATTGCTTGCATTTGTTCAATAGGCATATACTGAGCCTGTGACTGCGCTAAAGGCGCGTGTGGCGCATCCATACCGCCCATACCTGACATAATAGGAGCGTCTGAAACTTGTCCATCAAACATTCTTTCTGGGGCGCTCATTATCTTTTCCCCTGCCTCAGATAGCTTGCTCATAGCCTTTTCTTTGACCTTATCAACCGCCATGTCTTTAGCTTTTTCCATAGCCTTTTCTTTAGCCTTTTGCATCGCTATTTTCATTACTGCTTCAATCATAATTAGCTACCCATCGCTAGAGTTAAATAGTCAAAGAGGCCAGGATTTTTCTGCGTAGTTTGCGACTGCGGAATGGTTGAAGCGCCTAGTGCTTGTGACAGATAACCAATAGTTTGAGCTGGCGCGCCTGTGTAGCCACCAAACTGTTGTTTAGCTGCATCAATGAGCTGCTGATTCATCAACTGCTGCATATTACCCTGCTCACGTACATCTCCAGTAAGCGTTCGACCCATATCAAAGCCTTGTTGCGACAATCTACCCAATTGACCTGCTGCTTGTAGTCTCTGACCTGCACCTTGTAGCCCTGCACCTTGATTAGCCATTTGTGCAGCCATGCCTTGAGACTGGTTAGCCAAGCCTGCTTGTAACATTCTCTGCAAGCCAGTTTGCTCAACATTTTGATTAGCCATGCCTGCCTGTAGCTGTCTAGCAAGACCTGTTTGCTCTGTTTGCTGATTAGCGCGTGACGCTGAAAGCTGTGTAGATTGGTTTGCCAAGTCAGCTTGCATTTGACGCTGTAAATCTTGTTGCGCCATTGCCTGTGCATTCTGGAAGCCTTGCTGCCGTAAACCACCTGCCATAGCTCCTGCACGGTCATAGAAAGCTCTATTAGACTCTGCCTGTGCAATTCCATGCCTCGACCCACCAAAAGCTCCAGCTGCGCCCATTTTGGCGTTCTGCTGCATTTGCTGAATCTGTCTAGCACGATCTAAATCATCCATGCTTTGATTTACAACCTGAGATTCATATGGATTTGTGTATTGCTGCATATTAACTTGCGGCAATGAGCCAGCAGAAACATCGCCTGCTTGCGTCATTCTCGACCCCATCTGTGTTCCAACCTGCTGCGTACCCATGCTGGTAGAAACTTGGTCAGGCGTAACATTCATAGGCTGATAATTTGCACCAGCTGTAGCGGCCTGCGTAGCATCTGTTAAAGCCGTAGCTGACTGCTGCATTACGTTAGGAGCAGTAGGACTGTTCATTTGAGTTTCGGCTGGTGCTGGTTCTGCTGGTGCGTCAGGAATAGTTTTGTACACGTTTGGCTGCCCTGTACTATTTAAATTAGCCCCGCCCTTGCCGCCTGACGCTGGGGCTGTTGCTCTTGCCCCTTGTATTCCTGATGCCATTGAAGCTGCCATTATCTTCTCCCTCTGCCTTTTCTTGACTTCATACTCTCAGCAAACATCTGGTTAAACTTTTCTTGATCCGTTAGTATTTCCGTATTTGCTGGGTTAGGGTTGCCAAACAAACTGTCGTAAATTGCTTGCTGCTCTGGATTCTTGCTAGCTAATTCTTGTTGGGCTTGTTCAAACAATGGGAAGGCACTGTAGCCCATCATGCCGCCACCAAAGTCTTGCGCCTCTGGCATACCCTGCATTGGTGTAGATGGTGCAGATAACCCAAAGGCACTTGCAGCATCTAGCTGGTTTTGCATAGCAGACATTTGTGTTGGATTAACCGCAGCTAGGTCAGCACCCATGTAAGGCTGATAGCCTACTTGCTGAGCAACTTCTGACCGCGCTAAGTTTCTTTTTGTAGGCTCTTCTGCCCACTCTGGAATGCTTGCTGTTGTAGTATTACTACCGCCTTTACCACCACTCATGCTATAGCTCCTTCGCTAATGTGGTGAAGGCTTCGCTCCACCCGTGTTCTTTTAAAACCTTTGACCAACCTTTTCTGCCAGCTAATGACATACCCTGACAGCCGTTGTGTTTAGCAAATATTGCTGCTGAGCCTTCCATGTCAACAATTTGATCCATCTCACCGCCTGCTAGAAACACATGAAATACCTTCTTTCTTGGGTATTCTATAATCTCTGTTACAGCGCATCCCTTCTCTGCTGGCCAAAACTGATACCGTAAAGCGTGTATGCCTTCTACAATATCTTCATATTCATGCGTGCCACCACTGTAGGCTAAAGCAGCTTCTATCCATTTGCGGCATCTATCTAATTCTGCGTCTATGCTCATAGGGTCTGATTATACCATTTTTTAAGTTATCGAGGTATTTCGTGTTGTACGGTGTATTTCACTTCAGTGTCAGAAATCCTAGCGCCTCGCAACACCTCTAGCACTTCTTCGCTATCTACAGAAGATAAAGCCAATGCATCCGCAACTGTAATAGCTTCTGATTTAGTATCACACTCTTGGTGTATAACTGTTTCAATTCGATTGTCACTGCCTACCCTTGTATATGCTACTATCATATTTACGGCTCTTGTTTAGTTATTTTTAGCATTGCCTGCGATATCTGCCCTGCGTCTGGAACAGTAGAGCTAGATGACAGTTCTCTAATTTTTATTCGATAGGTTAATGCGCGCTCTTCATAGGCTGTCTTGCACATAAAGCGTAAAGATTCACTGCCACTTCTACCTTTCTCGTCTGCATACCTATAATCAGTTAACACCGTTCCTGCCGACTCCCATTGATAGGGATGGTAATACACAACTGTACCTGTAGCAAAAGCGGCAGGGTAGGTCGAGGCACTGAAATATGTCCTGTTTTGTGATGGATTGTATTGATAACTATATAATGTTTTTTCAAACGAGCCACCATTAATGCTTGCGTGTAATTTCCCAAAGTCAGAAAGGTGGTGCGTAACATCGCCTGAAACGTAATACCACTTCTGGTAGGAGTTAGCCACAACAAACTCACCGCCATTTACCTGAGTTACTTGACCTAAACTTACAGCACTTGTTGTACCAGATGGAACAACGACTTGAATCCGAATTTCTAAATCATTTTGATACGTTGCATTGTTATTTATTGTGTCAAGCCAAATAACTTCCGCAGTGAGGTCTATTATTCGCATAGTAGGCATTGGCGTTGCCGTATCATAGATATTAGTATGTGTGCCAATGTCTAGGAGTGTTGTACTTAGATGCTGAGTGTAGCCATCTCTAAGCATAAAGTAATCTGAATCATGGTACTTGAGATTACCTACATCAACGCCATCTACTGTACCTGTAACTGTAATGTCACCTGTTACATCGAGACCGCCAGTTACATCAAGACCGCCAGTTACTCCACCATACAAATTAGTTGTACCTGCAACAGTAAACGACTGTGTGCCTGATGGCGGTACTCCTATATTTACATTACCAGTGAAAGATGCACCTGATAAGTTTGCTTTACCTGAGATGTCTTGATGGGCTGTAAGGTAAGTATTAGTGTCTACAGAGTAACCGCCTGAGCCGTCTGTAGTCATTATACCTGCGGTAGTAAAGTCTCCATCAACAACAGCGTTAGAGTTTAGTCCTGCAACATCTACACCATCTACTGTACCGCTTACTATAATGTTTCCTGTGACATCTAAGTCGCCACCTTGCACAGTTAAATCATTACCAGTCTGTACATCAAGGTCTTCATTTATGCTAACGGAATCTTCACCTACATGCACTTTAGACGTTCCGTCATAATGTAAAGTAACCCCCTCATTAGGAGTAGCAGTAATCATGCTTTCGTTAGTGTCTGAAATTACAGCAAATATGTTTCCGTTTGTTTTTAGTATAAGACCTAACTCACCTGCATCTTCAATCACAGAAGGCTCACCATTATTATGGTAAATCAACAAGTCACTGTCTGTACCAAACTTAGCTTTTACACCATCGTTAAATAGTACATCTCCAGTAAACGTAGCACCCGTGAGCATAGCCGCACCTGCGGCAGTTACATTGGTTGCGTCCGTTACGTCTGCACTAGCCTCAATATCGTCTAGCTTAGTATGGTCAGCATCTGTAAACGCATTAGTATCTGCATTGTTTTCGTAAGCTGTTTTAATCTGTGCGTCTGTTAAAGTGCTACTACTAGTAATAGTAAAGTTAGGATATGTACCAGATACTGAAGTACCACCCGCGCCTGTCAAGGCTACTGTCTGGTCTGGTGAGTCGTTGGTAATAGTGCCATTACTCGCTATAGAGATACCAGTGCCGCCTGTAAGCGGACTAGTTACGTTAGCGGCTGTTAAGTGTTGTGTGACACTACTTTCTGTAATGTTTGCGTTTGGTACATTAGCCCATGTAACAGAAGTTGATAAGTCGTTTGCTTCTGTGTATGACGTTAGGTAGCCCGCTGATGCGTGATTACCCCACCCTTCCGCTGTATCTGCTTTAGTACCTTGTGCGGATGTAGCATAGTCACTAGAATCAAAAGCCTTAACCTGTGCTAGGTTAGTTACTTCTGAATCCATTAATGCCCCTGCGGAAGTTACATTGGCAGTTGTCACAGTTGCGTCTGAACCGTCTACGCCATCTGTGCCATTAGTACCATCTGTGCCATTAGTTCCATTAGTTCCATTAGTTCCACGCACATCAGCGGTTGAGAAACCTAGACCGTCATTAGATGTGAATGTGATTATCCCAGTATTGGAGTCGTATGAACCACCAGTAAACCCAGTGCCATCTGTTCCGTCAGTACCATCAGCGCCTGCAACACCATTTCCTATAGTGTTCCACTGTCCATTGCCACTGTATAAGATTGTTTTATTATTATCATCCCACACCAACATACCGTCACGATATGCTGTAGCTCCTGATACATAAAACGCTAGGTGAGACTTTGTTCTTGTTAAGAAAGAATTTAGTCGCTCAGCCCAGTGCTTGTACTCAGTTTGACCTGCTACTGGTGGTCTCTCTACACTCATCGTTTGCTACCAGCCTTAACGTCTAAACGTATTGTGCCTAGTGTAGCAGTCTGCCCTTTGCCTACAAAAGTTAAATATTCTTCTGTATCTGGAAGATTAGATATTAGTGTAGGGATAACAGTGTCAGTAATATAGTCTCTTGCAGCCTCATCATTGTTATATACATTTGGGTAAGCGCCAAAGTAAGAAGCGTCAGAATTTGTGATGTAACCGTCACCATTAGCATCGCCTAGCTTTCTGCCATTGATTACAGTCTGAAATATGCTAACATCGCCTGACCCAAGCCCGCCCCCAGCAAGACTTTGCATATGTAATTGCGTAGCTGAAGAGTTTAATGTCCAGTCGCCTTGCCTCACATTTAGTTGCGCCTCTCTTGCAGTAATCCTAACATCTGTTGGGCTGCCTGATGCTTTGATTAATTTGCTCACAGACTCTGGGCTATTAGGGTAATTTCTAGTTGCAAACGACACATGAATATTACCTTCAGAGATATGATCTGGTATCACCTGTGTTATGTCCATTACCTGATCACCGCTGCCAATTTGTATTTTGCCAGTTTCTGCGCGTGGATAGTCATCATAGTCTGGTGTGTTAAATGAAAACTCATGCTCATATATCTTGCCAGATGGCGCTGCGTAAAATGGGTGTGCAAAAATACCTGCGTCAATGCCAGATGTTCTGTCCATCTTGCCTATATTCCAATGCCCTTCTTTATAATCATATATTACATAGCTGTCGTTTTCTGTGCCTGCATTGCTAGGGTAGAACCACCACACCTCGTTGTGCTGACCATTATGGACACAAACAGCTTTAGAGCGCTGCCCTATGTTTAAGTTTTTGAATACGTGGTCATGTACATCGCATGGTAAATCTTGCACGGCCGAACCGTTATATACGAAAAACCCATTAGTTCCCATCCAAAATGCACCTTCGTCAATAGACACAGCGCAGTGTCGAGATATAGCGCCACAATCTCTACCTACTTTCTCAAAGCCATAAACTGTTGGCGGTGCTTGGTACGTAGCTGTAAACGCATCTACTGTTGTAAGAATTAACGTGCGCCCCCTAGTGCCAATGCCTAGCATTATTTCACCAGTAGTAGCTAGCTCAAAGTCGCCTGCTTGGTTAAGTGCTGATGGAGTCCACTGCGTCAAATCCTCTTGGTCGCACCATGCTATCCTGCGAAGATTAGTGGTGTTAGCAGTTGCTCCAGCACATAACATAAAGACAAAACGCTCTTCAGTCACAACCATAGATTTAGCGCCATCTGGCGCTTGTGTAACTAATGTAGCAGGGTTTGCGTTGTTCAATATCCACCGATACAGCTTACCATCTTCTGATGACACCCCTACAAGGTACTCACCCCAAGAATCTAGTGACCATGTTGTGGCTTCTTGAATGATACCGCCACTTGGTCTTTCAATGCCAAATGCACCCTTGCCAAATGCAAAACCACCATAACTTATGTTTTGGTCTGCATTTAAATCACCAGCCGTGAAGCTAGATGGCGTAATATCTGTAACAGTTCCAGACTCGTTTATGGCAAATAACTTATTGTATGTACCGCACGCAATATGTGCCGTACCGCTGTTGTCCTTCCAGCTAACCATTCCTCTGGCAGTTTGACCAGTTCCTAGAGTAACCCCAGCTGTATTGTTAGTGTCTGTACGATCTTCTTTTTGTCGCCAGCCACCTATTGTTCTTAGGCTGCCATTTTCCCAGCGCATTAGGTTAGCATCACGCCAACGCCCTGCTGATTGCGACTCTGTGCCGTGCTTAACTACGCCTGCTGGTATATCTAAACTAATTAATGGCATTACTTCTTCCTTAGACTCATTAACTTATCAGCGCCTTTAATACCAAAGCTGCTGCTGACCGCAATAAACAATAAATACTGATACCACTCAGGTAAGCGCGACAATGCTGCAAATCCTTCTTCTACCCTAGCAATAATTGTAGGGTCATCTACACCTACTGCATAACCTATAAAAACGATAGGAGCTGTGAGGCAAATTACTAGATATTCATCCTTCCAACTTTCCTTTGAAGCCTCAGCCATCTTAGATTCCCAGTCAGCATCATTCTCAATCATGCTCATCTTGGCTTTATGCTTAGCTTGCTTTTCTTCAGCCTTGTTCTTCATGTAACCGCCAGCTAAGTTAGCTATTGGTGATATTAAGTTCTGCCACATAATCTATTACCTTAAAGGGTCACTAACATGGTCTAACCCCATCCAGAGGTCAGAAATTTCTCTCTCGATAACCTTATACTCATCTTTAAGCTCTGTCATCGACTCGGACACTAATTCTGCTTGCTTAACTACTGACTTCATCCCTTCTATCTCTTTAGACAGCTCAGATACGTCTGATTGCAGTTCTAAGAGGTTTTTTTGGCTTTCTGCCATAACTGACAGGGTTGTGCCTAAAGTAGCTAATTTAGCGCTTAACTGGCTTATATCGTTATCTTGTAATTGTTGCTGTATTAGCTTAATTTCTTCCTCAATAGGAGCAACATCAGGAACGGTTACAGCCTCTACTGTCTCTAGTCTGCCGTATAAGCTGCTGGCAGCCCAGATAAATGAGCCAATCGTTGTTGCAAGCGAGAACACCACGGCAATGTAAATACCTTTGAGCTTAACGCCACCAATTGATAATTCTGTATCTGCTAAACTCATTCGCAATCCATATTAAAGAAACAATCATAGCCCTGTGCTACAGGCGATGTGTGATAAAACTCTGATTCAGCACCTAACGCCAGTATATCTGCTTCAGATGCGTACAGGTCTAACCCAAAGTCATTGTTGCCTGTTAGCATAACTACGGTCAGGTTGCGTGTCGTGTTATAGCCCATTGACACCCATTGCGCGTTAGCGTCATAGAATATATTAACATCATCTGCTGTAGTGTTATTGTCTTCGATACTATCTTGTAGGTAGGTAGCAGCATCGCTTGCAGCTACGGCTAGGTACACTGCTGCCGCATTAGCATTTGACTCTATATCGTCAGTTGCTTGGTTAAATTCTTCTGTCTGCTGCTCAGTGATTACAAGCATATCTTGATTGGCTTGAACAAACTCCTGCACTTCTGCTTTGTCATTGGGGGTGACGGCTTCTGCAACCTTTTCATTTACCTGTATAGCGGTACTCATAGACACCACTACTTCAGTAAACTGATCCACACTGTCGTGCATAATGTTCAGATGCTCTTCAGCCTTTTGCTCAAGCACCTTTCTTATATCACCATGTGGCGAGTAGTTGTTAGCGTAGTTTGATAAAGCAGTATTGTAAGCGTCTAGCATTTCTGTACTGATGTGCGCTGTGCTAGACAATGTGCCATCACTAATGCCAACACCCTGATGGGCGTACTCCATGCCTGCGCCAGCTAACTTAATAGCACGGTCTATTTGGCCAACGATGTCTCCGCTACTGTTAAGCAGGTTTTCATGCTCACTGCTTTGAGCTGCGGTACTTATCGCTAATAGAAATATAATCCTCTTCAACATTGTCTTCCACCTTTTTGCCAATTCCCAACACCCCGTTGTACCAGTCTTTATGCTCCAAGTAATCTGGAATATATAGTTCTGGCTGCTGCTTTATAACTAGCAACCCCTTTCTTCCTGCTATTAACTTGCCATTCAATATTAATGGACACGGACTACCAGCTGTCAGCATAGCCCTATAAACTAACGGTGACTGACACAAGCGCGACACACTAGCAACCTTTAGGTTTAAGTCAGCCAGCATCTTTGCGTCTTTTATTCTCTGGCACTCTTTGTCAACAACGTACTTACCAGATGAAAAGCCAACGGCAACTGTCTGTAACGAGCCGCCAATGCCTTGTAGGCACGTATCTGACCCACTACTCATGTAGCTTGGACTAATTGCACTGCCTACTGGTATTTCAGACGAGCTGCCAGCACCTTGATACGTATTGCTGACGCTGTGGTCTTCACTTACGTTATTACTACTGACCGTACTGTCAATGGCGCTAGTGTTTAGGCTGCCCTCTTGATTATTCTGAGCATTAGCCATAACGCCAAACAATAATAAACCAAACCAAGCCTTTCTCACTTTAATAGCTTCTGCACCGTCTCTGACTCATATATTCTTATACCTAGCCAAATAATAGTAAATACACTTGCTAATGGTGGCAACCATGCAGCTACGGACATCACGCCTGTTGACGCAGCAAAAACATCTACTGCTTGTTTGGTCTCTTCAGTCATTGTTGTTCCTGTAATTTTGTGCATGATTACACCGATTATTTTTAAGAATTTCTTTTCCAGATTGCTACAACGCGAAACGGTGGATACGTGCTTGTGGAGTCTGTTGTATATGTTTTATTGACTGAGGCATGAGTAAGAGATTCAAGGTTTTCACCACTTTCATAGTTACCCGAACCTGTCACCAATCTGCCATCTACTGTAGTTCTGGGTAAGTCATAACCTTCAGATCCCCAGCCATCTCTAGTTACAGTCACATCGTGATGATGAGTTGCACTACCACCAGCAGCTGCACACACAAATGAACCGCCTTCTGCGACCAGCGTTTCACCGCCAGTAAGTTGTGTCCAACTACCAGTAAAGGCATTATTTGGATTAAAGCTAGGGCTAATGCTTATATAAATACTGCCAACAGGATAGATTTGATTAAAGATAGATGCTGCTAAAGTGCCTGCCAGCTCGTCAGCTGTTACTTTGCCTCTAAACTCCCAATCATTGCTGTTGTGGGAGTTTCTTGCAGTCCACTCATTAGTGCTACTGGAACGTCTGTATAATACAATGTGGTCACTGCCGCCACCTGATGTAGCAGGGTCATTATCACCGTTGTACTCTATCCCACCACCATGCGTTGATGACTGACCAACGTAAAGCCTGCCAGTACCCTGATCGGCACCCATTAAGTTTAGCGAAGCATTACCAGCATTGTCACAAAGCACATTAACTGTAGTGCTTGTACCACCGTCAAAGGTGGAGCTGCCTGCAAACATGGAGCTGCCTACAACGTGTAGTTTTTCAGTAGGACTAGTAGTACCTATACCTACGTTGCCTGTTGAGGAAATACGCATGCGTTCTGATGTAGTAGCACCGTTACTATAATCAAAAGTTAAATTACCCTCATCAAGAGCAATGTCATAACGCACATTTACATTACCACTGCCGTCTGACTCTGCAAGTCTCAAAGTTGCGTGTGCGTCTGCACCTGAAGTTGAAGTATCTCTAATAGTTAAAATCGGGTCTGCACCAACTACATCAAGAATTGAGTCAGGACTAGTAGTACCTATACCTACGTTGCCTGATGAGTCTATAAGCATACGTGTAGCAGAGTTTGTTTCATCTCGAAAACTTAAAGAACCACCGCCTATAATAAGAAAATCAGGATTACTGTCGGTATCTGTAAATAGCAATGTAGGTACTGTGCCTTGTATATTAATGTTTCCAATAACGTCTAATGCTTGTGAAGGACTAGTAGTGCCTATACCTACGTTGCCTGCGGAGTTAATACGCATACGTTCAGTGTTGTCTGACCCTAAAATTAAAGAATTACTCCTATTAGAACCGATAAATGCAGAGTCTTGATTGACATCAGATGTGACGGAAAATCGTAATGTTGCGGTATCGCCTGAAGTTACTGCGCTATTTTGAATCCTAAAAACAACATCCCCACCAGATTTTGAAGCATTTAAATGTAATTCATCAGCAGGACTAGTAGTACCTATACCTACCAAACCAGAAAAAGATGCTGCAATATCAGTAGCTGACGCTGCGTTACAAATCAAAGGCAGTGTAGAGTTGGTTGTGCCGATACCTAAGCGGGTAATAGACGTACCACCAGTTACAATGCTATCTACTGCATCCCAGTTAGCATTTAGGGTTGTTCCCCACGTATCTGTATCACCACCGACTGCTGGCTTCGAGAAATAGTTATTAGTCGTATTAGTTGCCATGCTTTAGCTCCAGCGTACATGATTTGGTTGTCTTGAACGGCTTGTATCTAAGCCTAGCTTACGTGTTCTTAATCTGTCGTGCTTGTATTCAGCATCCTGTGATGATGCGTTAACCCTCTGCACTGCTGCTCCATACATCTGTGAAAACAATGCTAGTCTTT